TACTAGAAGCAGGTGATGAATTGCTGGGGGGAATGGCCTCCAAACTGAAGAATATACAAGATATATCCAAAAAGGCCGGTGGTGAAACTATTTTACAGATAATGGCTTTTGCTGCTATAGCTGGTGGAGTTATTAGTATAGTAAATAAAATAGCCGAACAGACAGATCAAATAGGTGAAAGTTTTGGTGCTATAGGAGCTAATCAATTTCGTGGGCAATTGATAGGTGCGACAGCTGAAGCTCAAAAGCTTGGTTTTGGTTTTGAAGAAGTGGCTAGTTCTGTTGGTGAACTTTCAAATAATTTTGGTATAGCTTTTG